AAATACAATACAATTTACTTTGTATTTATTCAGAAATGCATCTTCAAATCGCAAATCATCAGCAACGCCACACGATATAAAAAAATCGTAGGATAGACCATCCGCAATAACATATCCTCCGTCACATGAAGGTCCCATTCGTACAAGGGTGTAAACTGTCTTATATGTAGTTAAAATACTAGAAGGAAAAGATTGAATTTCATTTTTTCTATAGTTATTCCATGATGTACCCTTTGGCTCTATAATACATATCTGTTTATCTTCTCCTCCAAAATAATCAAAAACAGCTAACGCAGCATATGATTTGAGGGGTGCATACTTACTATGCAACCCTCTTCCAATACCAATATGCGTATCTAATTCAAAATTATCATATAATTGTTTAGAATTATTTGTAATAACGATATATTTATAATTCTTCTCTGTTAATCCATCTAGGATCGTATAAATATCATATAATTGTAAATGTTGTAATACATCTTTTAATACATATACATCGCTATCTCTTATATTCTTTATATTTTCTATAACATTCAAACAATGAAAAGAGTATTTTGGATGATTCTTTTTATTTGTTTCAATAACACTATCTACACAATCTATTCCAATATAATCAATTTCTTCAAATGTATCATAAATAAGGTAAGATGATTGCCAATCTCCGCATCCAATATCAGTTACGCTTTTTATATTATTTGACTTTAAAAAGTCTATCATAAACTTATTATACTGAACTGTATTTTCTTTAAAAGAACCAGAACCAGAACCAGATATCCAGAATTTACTATCATATATTTCAGTAAAAATATTTTGATATGATACATAAGTCGGTGCTACCTTATGCTTCCAATAATGTTTAAACAAAACCTGGTTATGTTCATTGATAATATTATCGTGATTATATTCCTTTAATTCTCTGAGTAATTTAATACGTATTTCTTTACCTGTATATGACATAATAATATGAAATAATTGTCTACAAAAACAATGATAATCTTTCTTTAAGACTTCATTAGGGGTATTATACGCTTGTTGAAGCGCTGAATATATAATGGGGTTTTTCGCTGTAGAGGCAAGAATTCCCTGAAAGATAGCTGTGCGTATATCACTAGAAATAACTGTCATACATTCATATCCATCTATAATTTGTTCTAAGGGTGAATATATCATTGCATCAGAATCTAAAAACATACCCCCTTTTAAATATAAATAATAGTATCTAAAAAGGTCTGCCTTATGTGCACCCTGTCTAAGGGAAGACCATTTGCTAATTATGTCTGGATATTCATCCATGGGGTTTTGTTCGAAAAAATGAACTATATCCGTATCATCATAAAACTCATATTTCCATTCAGGTGTTAATTGTTTGATTATCATATTAGTGTAATCCTTTGATGGCTTTCTTTTATCTGTCTGAAAAACAACCTTTGTAATATAAGACATTATGATATATAATTATAGAATACTTTAAGCATATAGGTCTAAAGTATTGCGCACATCTATACATAGAATGAGTAAATTGTGTCTATTACTTAAAAATACAAATTCGGCAAAATATTATACAAGTAAAGAGTTACATGATGAAAATGCTGGGTTTGACTTGTATGTACCAAATGATACAGTCTTTAAAGCAGGAGAGAGAAAAATGGTTGGAATGGGAGTGGCAATTGCTGTTATGGAAGGGAATGAACCTGTTCCATATTGGATGGCACCCCGTTCTTCTATTTCAAAGACAGGCCTTATACTTATGAATTCAATGGGTGTTATTGATAAGGGATATCGTGGCGAATTGCTTGCTGCACTTTGGAATAGTAAAATGGAAGAAGTGACAGTAAAAGCAGGCGATAGACTTGTACAAGTTTTATCACGCGATATGTCATCTTTTTCAGAAGTGGAAGTTGTAGATACCCTACCCGAAAGTAAAAGAGGGTCAGGAGGATTTGGTAGCACTGGAATCTAAGTATTCAATAGATATGTCTCTGAGACATATATATGGAATAGAATGGAAAGATAATTTGGCTTGGATGGAATATATGTCTGGTCCAAGGTGGGAAGCACTTGTCAAACAAGAAGAAACATTGATATCAAAAATAAAAGAGGAACAAGATGGGCAAGAGGATCTTACATTAGAAATATTTCAAGATTTTCAAAAGGCGCAAGCACCACCTTATAGAGATGGTAAAATTATTGTCCGACCTTTCCTTCGTGATTTTCTATGGAGGTGGGTGTCTTCTATGAAATGTGTTCATGCTGTGTCTCTCTACACATCTGGAGAATATGTTTGGTATATTGAAGATACATCAGAAGGAGCAGAAGAATATACATTATTTTGTATGAAAGAGGGACACACGACACCCGTTTGGAAAAAGAAGGGTGTTTCTCCTCATTTTGTAGTTTTAGGAAAACGATGTTTTTTCATTGAAGCAAAGAATCGCCTTGTCTATTGGAAACTTATAAGTTGCGATGCTGCCTATGGGACTTCAATGGATATAATATACGAAGAACTTAATATGTCTTATAATTTACAAATTATTTCATCTTCAACTTCTTGCGCGTATATGACAAGCTCTTCTGGACCCTTCTGCAATCTCTTTGAAATAACCGAGCATACCTTTCATCGTTTACATACTCATTCAAAAGAATCAACACGATATATAATTGATACCCAAAAGGGGCACTATTTAACATGGTCTCAGGGTGAATGGAAACCATCTACCCCTCTTTTACAATGGAAACTCCCTCTTTGTGAAGTTCCTGAGTGGATTGATACAGAAAAAAAACTTATTGTAACAAAATGGTTTGCAAGAAGAACTCTTTGGCAAATCTCAACAACTCACCGACCTCATCCTCTTTGGAAAGGTGTTGGTCAAATTATATTAAATAAATATCATATTGGTCTTATACAACCAGGCAATTTAAATAAATGGATCCCCCTTACAAAGTTATATCAACTTGGCAATACGTCGCCAGTGTATCCTACTATGAAAACTGTCGCATCTGCTTCTCCTGATAAAAAACCGGTCCCCTTTATTATAATTGAACCACATAAAAGATATGAAGATAAACTCTTAGTAATTGGATATGGTGCATACGGTAATGCTACCTCAATGGATACAACACGTTGGGAATCCCTCTTAAAAAGAGGATGGTATATATGTATTGGATGTTGGCGAGGAGGAGGAGACCATACACCCGAATGGGAAGATGCAGGTCGCCTTTCAGGGCGTGAAAATGTCCTTTTAGATGCATATGCTGTTATTAAAGAAGCACAAAGGCTAACGGATTGTAAACCTGAGCATACTGTCTTATATGGAAGGTCTGCTGGAGGTCTTTGGGTAGGAGGATTATCAGCAAGATATCCCGATGGTTCACTCGCAAAAGGAGCTTATATGGAAGTACCCTATTTAGACGTTCTAAGGACCACTACGAATGATACACTTCCCCTTACATGTGTTGAATTAAATGAATTTGGTATGCCATTAGAAAGACTTTCCGACTTTCTTTCAGTAACACAATGGTCACCTATGGAAACAATGTCAGTGGATGGAATCACTGGTATGTTTCAAATTATAAGAACTGCTTCAAATGATAGTCAAGTGTTTCCATATGAATCTTTTAAATGGGTTGTAAGGGCACGAGCAGGAACAAAACCAGGTATCCGCCCAATTTACATTATGTATTCGAAAGGCCAAGGGCATTTTATAAGAGAGTCTTCTACACTGTTCGATGCATATTCGGAAGATTTGTCGCTATTATTTAATTTAATTGCTGTATAATTAACTTTCATACTTCACAGTAAGCGTCTTTCGTAAGAATTTGGGTCTGTGTTGGTCTGTAGCTCCAAATTTTTGTATAGCTTGACGATGTTTCTCTGTTCCATACCCCTTATTCTTTTCTAAAGCATACCGCTCTCCAATATCTTTATGTTCTTGACAAAATGTAATAACATAAAGGTCTCTCTCTACTTTTGCCAAAATAGATGCTGCAGCTACTGAAATATATTTTCCATCTGCCTCAGGTTCAACAATCTGCTCTAGCATAGACCATGGTTGCTCCATAACGGATAAACATCCGTCTACTAAAATGCGTCCCGGTATTTGTTTTAATTCTTTTAATGCCCTAGAAAAGGCCAATTGATTTGCCTTTGTTACACCTAATTCTTCAATTTCAGATGCTGTAACTGAGCCTATCCCCCATGCTATAGCATGTTTTTTAATCTCAGCAGCAAGGCCTATCCGGCGTTTCTCAGATATTTTTTTAGAATCTTTTATCTTTGCTGATATGGCACGTTGCTCATCTGTTAATTCAGTATCTCTTCTCCATATAACTGCCCCAGCATACAAGGGCCCCCAAAAACACCCACGTCCTGCTTCATCTACACCTACTTCTACCTCATCATCTTCTGTATGGCGCAATTGTAACATTTTACCTTTTACAGGAACAACGTAACCTATCAATTTTACTGGCCTTACACCAGATGGACCGAGTTACACTGATAATAATATGTTTGTTTGTTATTTTATTTTTAGGGCAACTTTTTCTACGCGAATATTTTGTAACAACAGTTGATATGTCTAATTCGACAATAACAATGAGTTTATCTGAGCTTCTTTATACAATTGGAGTAGGAAGTAAGAATAATAATAATTCAAATGATAATGATGATGAATATAATACACGCTCACGCAATCATACACATGATACACATGATACTCATGACTTAGAAACATATCTCATGATGAAAGAAGAATTACTAAATGGTGTTAAATCTGGAATAAATTCTGCATTACCTTCCGCCTTAAAGGGTTCAGGTGGACAAGCCCCCTTATCTATGACAGATGTCTCTCCGTCATGTTCTCAAGGCTCATCCTATATGGAAAACGTGCAACTTGTAACAAAATCCTGTTAAACTAAATATATACATGACGGTAGATGAAAGGGGTTGGATTTCTTGTAGGAACTATATTCCTCGTACTAATATGTGCTGTGGTATATAGTCAATGTGGAAACCCTGAAGGATTTCAAACACGTGGACCTAATGTACAACAATTAAAAGAGGCAGTTCCTCGAAAAGACCTTACCGAACTTCCAAGTGCTCCTTATTCAAATATGCCAGATATTCCTGTTCCTGCACATGACCCTGCAGAAGCAAAATCAAAGTTTCAGGCACTCGTTGCTTTGAAAACAGATATGGATGGCTTTCAAGAAAGGGTATATCCCTATATGATTGAAATGAGTGACCCAACTGTTCAACTTCCACTCTCACGATTCAAAGGAGACTATCAAAGGATAAAGGATGAATTATTAGTCCTAGATGCAAATCCTGCACTAGGTGTTCAGATAAGTGAAAATGAAATGGAAACAATTAGGGCAAATCTCCGATTTCTTCAAAGGACATATCATACCTTAGAAACAAATCAATTAGTTCCAACGAATAGTGTGGAAGGATTTACTGGAACTCCTACTCCTTTTTCTAGGGGTGGATTTGATTCTGATTCTAATTCATATTCAAGTGAATCTAAAGCTATAACACCCGATGAATTGGCTATATTAAATACAAAACTTTTAGTTGAAATATCTCGTTTAAGTGCAAGTGGAACCTCCGACCCTATCATACAGGCTCGTATAAATATATTTAGTAAAATTCAACAATCGGTTTCAGATATTATAAAACGTATAAAGGATAAACGTTTGGATCCTACGATGATACCCATTAAAAAACGGGATTACAATGCGTTTTTACCTGCCCTTGGTAACACAAATACGGGTATCAGTAAACTTCTTTCTTCAGCTGGACTTGGTTCTCTAAGTAGTTTATTTGGTTCATCTGATTCAGGCGATATACACTCTTCAAATGCTCAAGCTAAATTATTAGACCGTTATGCAAATAGTATTTTAAATGGATTGTCTTACAATGTAAGTTTAACATATACAAGCCCGAATGAAGTTGCTAAAGAAAAAGCAAAAGCTACACAAGCAAAAGCTACACAAGCAAACGCTACAGAAGCAAACGCTACAGAAGCAAACGCTACAGAAGCCCGACATGATATCGCAGGTAATCATAATACCAGGGGCGAATTTGAGAATATTATACAAAACATTCATATTGATGATTTCAATGATAAAGATTCGACAGACGTATCAGCACATGGATTTGATTGGAAAAAAAGGTCACAGCAGATTTGTAAGGCAATTGGTGCTTTAGGGTTAAATCCATCTGATTTTGGGTGTTTAGAACCTGGTGCGCAGGTTGGCCATGATTATAGTTGGCGCGGAAATGCACGTATGGTCTGTACTCGCGCGGCTACACATTCAGATCCTGGAATACCTGAACAAATAGGATGTCCACCTATTTCTTGGAAAGCCTGGCGAAACTAATAGGTACTTATAGAAGGAAATGTCCACTAAATTTAATATGACAACGGTTGTCGGCCTTATAGTGGTCGTTTTCATATTTGGACTTAGTCTAGGATATAGTCGTACAAATATTAATGAACATTTTGTAGCAGGTATTCCTATATGCGCTGATTGTTCTAAACCTGCTCCACAATGCACATGTTCAGGTTCATCTTCTACAACTGCTTCTCGTCTTGTATGCCCTCCTTGCTCAAAACCTGATTTAAGCAAGTATGTGTTAAAAAGTAGTATTCCTGCACCCACAAGGTGCCCCGACTTATCAAATTATATGTTGAAAACGGAATGTCCTCCTGTCCCCGATCTAAGTAAATATGTACTGAAGAGTAGTATACCTAAACAACAACCTGTCATAATTGATAATAGTTCTTGCAAAAAAGAGGCAGGTGAATGTCCTCCTTGCCCACGAGCACGTTGTCCTGAAGTGAAATGTCCTGCCCCTACTGTATGTTCTGCTCCGGCACCATGCCCACGACCTGTATGCCCTCAACAAACCGTAAAATGTAAAGCAGAAACAATGGATCAATCAACAGTGCGTCCCTATTTAGCCCCGTTAAGTATGAGTGGGTTTGGGATGGGCATGTAAATACCACGGTGGTAGCTTATTATTTAATTTAATGGCACTGCTATTAAATTAAATATTAACGACAGAGCAATTTATGCTTTCACTACTTCAGGCTCAGATGACTCTTGAGGCACGGGTACAGGAACCGACACCGGCACACGTAAATCCAATGGGGTTGTTCCTTGTACCTTTTGAAAGAGGAGGAACTTCTTTACATATACCCATACATTTGAAAGGACAGAGACACAAGAACGAACAGATGGAGTTGCGAGATGTTGAAGAAGTGTAGTAAGAACAAGTTTACTCTTTTCAACTTCATTGAGACCAGAATCCTTCAAATTTTCAACTAAATGACTTACTGTTTCTGCCATAAGAGACGCTGTAAGTTCCTTCTCGCCAACAAATGCCTTTACTGTTTTTAAAAGATCAGACTTGTTTAACACGTTCGATACCACAAGACTCATTCTACTTTTTATAGGAAACAAGAGTTTAAATCCTCATCGGGGTTACATTCCACAGGATACCAATACCCTACTACCACACCATTGCCCTCCGGAGAACCCTTGTACCCCTTTCAAGCTAATGCAGGTTCATCAACTAGCAACCAAGTTGGTGAGTTTCGTCTCGTATATACTGTTAATCCCTTGGTTGCTTTACTTCGTATATAATAATTTCTGTAAGAAGCAATTGGATTCGCACCTACCTTATATACATCATCCATCGCAACAGCAAAATCTATACGGGGTAATCTAGATATTCCTGGTGGAATATTCTTCGCTAACCATTCAGCATGAACTTTACAGGAATGTATACGACCAGGCCATCGAAATTCATATTCATCCGCAAGTGCAATAGCTAACTTTGCCGCCCATTCATAATTTCCTAGGCGCGCCCGAATCCATTTTGTACATGGATGATTTATATGCGCAGGACGAAAGCCAGGTACTCCTTCTTTTCTGTTAGGAGCATCTTTCATATGCTCTGGAAGAGAAAGATATCCTGGTCTCTTATTAAGTATAGAGGGGTATATAGAAGTCCAATGTGCAGTATATAACATTTGACATGCTTCTAATAACATTTTAACAACATGCTTATCGCCATGTGCTTCAGCGGCTGCTTTTACACCTACTCCTAAGACAAATAGGTTCATTCGTAAAGGTTACCCTCCAAACAGTAGGATTTACAATTCAATTTTTGTTCATATGCATCCAGACAAATAACATATGCTAATATTGAATGACCTAAACATAGGTAACATATAATATGTAAGGTATGCCAGTTCCATCTGAAGAACAACGTGAGATTGTTACATCTGTTATACAAGGTAATAATGTATGTGTAGATGCTGTTGCCGGCTCAGGAAAAACAACGGCCATATTATTTATTGGGCAAGCTATTCCTAATAAACGTATTGCAGTTATTACATATAATTCTAGATTAAAAACAGAAACACGTGACAAGGTAAAAAAAGAAGGACTCACAAATATGAAAGTGCATAGTTATCATTCCTATGGTAAAATGTATTATTTGGACCCTTGTTTAACAGATACAGAATTAATTAAGATTATTGAATCAAATACAGCACCCCTCATATCTCCCAAGTTTGATATTTTCATTTTAGATGAAGCACAAGATATGACTCCTATATATTTTAAATTTGTATGTAAAGCTTTTCGAGATTCAGGTGCTAAACAATTTGTTGTGCTTGGAGATCATTTACAATGTATTTATGATTTTCCTCAAAAGGGTGCCGATGTTCGATTTTTAACTCTTGCTGAACATATTTATCCTTCACCTGTTCAATGGGTGAAACGAACACTTCATACAAGTTATCGCCTTACAAAAGCCATGGAGTTCTTTGTGAATAATTGTATGCTTGGATATCCTCGCATGAAAACAAGTGATGCAAAAGCAAAATGCCAACCGGTTAAATACCTTACAGGTGACCCATTTGATAAGATACCCAAATATATATGTGAGGAAATACATATGCTACTCCTCACAAAAGTCTGTAAACCCGATGATATATTTATATTAGCTCCTTCTATTCGCACAAAGAATGAATCAAATCCCGTGAAACGTCTTGAAAATGAACTTGTGAAACAGGGGTTTCCATGTTATGTCCCATTCTCTGATGATGAAGAATTAAAGGAACAAGTTCTACATGGAAAGATTGTCTTTTCTAGTTTTCATCAGAGTAAAGGCCTTGAGAGAAAATATGTATTTATATTATCATTCAGTGCTTCTTTTTATTTTACATTTCGTGACGCAACTCGTACTGTTTGTCCACCTCTATTATATGTAGCAGCAACACGAGCAACGGAATGTTTATATCTATGTGGTGAAGATAAATCAAATTCACCACTCCCTTTTTTAAATATGGATACCCTTATTAGTTCAAAGGAATATATTGATGTCATTGCTGTAAGTAAAAAGAGGAAGGGTGAAACACCACCTCCTACACCTCCAGATGATGTGATGATATTAAAAAGAGTAACAGATTTAATTAGATTTATGCCTGAACAAACGGTTATGTTCATTATGGATTTGTGCTGTATGAAAGTACTAACACAACCAAGCCAAGCAATTCAAATCGAAAGTTTCATTCAAACAGGTGGTGGACTAACAGAGGCAGTTGCCGATTTGAATGGCATTGCCATTCCTGCTATATACGAACATAGATTTCGACGAAGTATTAGTATACAAGATGACATTAAAGAACAATTTATAAGTCAATTACAAAAAGATAGTATTGTAGATGATGAATTGCGAATCAATATGGAATCTGCATTGAAAGAGCCAAGTAAACCTGAAGATTATTTATTATTAGCAAATGTATATTCAGCATATAAAAGTGGATTCCTTTTTAAAGTTAAACAAATTAAAAAATATAATTGGCTCCCTGTGAAAACAATGGAGACATTACTTGATAATTTAATACAAACTGTTGGAAAAGAAAATACACACCAAACATTTGAACACACTTTAAGTTTAATAGGATATATATGGAGAAAAAGAACATTACAAATAGAAGGTCGTGCAGATTTAGTTGATTCAAATACATTATGGGAATTGAAATGTGTTGATTCTATTAAAGCAGAACACTGTATACAATTAGCCTTATATGCATGGCTTTGGCAAAAAGTAGAGTATGAAACAAAAGGTCGTAGACGCTTTTGTATTCACAATATACGTACAGGCGAAGTACAGGAATTACAGGGTATACATAATCTAGACTATATCATGGAAGCAGTGCTTGATAGTCATTTTCGAACAGCCGATAAAATAGACGATGATACTTTTATAAAGAAAGTAACATCTGCTACTGTATATCGTGCCCCCATTATCCAAAGTTGTCTTTTTATTGAGGATGATTGAGTTTTAATCTAAATAAATAGTAAATGGATACTAAGTTTTGGGGACCATCCGGTTGGCGTCTCTTACATTTGATAACATTTGGATATACTCCAAAGCAAAAAGAGTCAGTCAAACATCTCTTTGAGTCTTTACCATATGTTCTTCCCTGTAAGTTTTGTAGAGCTTCTTTACAGGAATATATTGATGCTGACCCAGTAGAAGATGCTTTGCGTTCAAAGGTAACTCTTAGTAAATGGCTATGGAGAATACATAATAAAGTAAATGATAAATTAAGAGAACAGGGTTTACTTGATATGCCAAATAGTTCATTTGAAGATGTAAAAAAATGTATGAAAAGAGAATGGAAGATGTGGGAGAAATGGAAGGATGGGATTTTTTATTTAGTATAGCTGAAAGTCATCCTTATTGCCGTTTATCAAAACAGTCGACTCCTATGAAGGGTTGCCCTGAAGTAGTTCCTTTACATTCAAGTATTTCTCAAAAAAATAAATGGAATGTATTAACATGTGATGAAAAAATGATTAAATATAAAAAATTCTGGCGTAGCATAGAAGATTCGTTACCCTTTGATGAATGGCGTAAGGGATGGAAAGCATGTAAATTTAATATGGATGCACTTGATACACGTATGAATATATTACGTGAACTCTGGCGATTTAGATCTTGTATGACTGCAGAAAATGGAACATTTGATGGAATGTGTAAAAAATTAGCAGATCATCGTAGTGGATGTTCTAAGAATCCCCATGCAAAGACATGTAGAAAGAAACGTTAATACCGCTTATTATTTAGATAGACGAACATTTCAAACTGGCAGATAATGTTTAAAAATAATATAAGTAATAGTATATATATGCCAAGGTCAAATAACAAACCAGTTGTAAATAAGCCCGCTGTTAGTAATTCAGTTCTACAAAATAGACTACCCTATAATGAACAACCCAGTTTGTTTAGCAGTATAAAACAGGGATTTGGATTTGGTATAGGAAGCTCAATTGCTCATAATATCTTTGATAGTAAAGAAGCTAAGCCTCCGATTCATTTGCATCCTGTAATAGATAAAACAACAGAATTTAAACAATGTATGGAAAAAACTTATAGTAACTATGAGGAATGTGCGCGTATTTTGAAATAACTAGGAATTTTATACCAATGCTTTAAAGTACCGGTTTGAAATGTTCAGTGGTCTAATTTAATTGCAGTGCAGTGCATTGCAGTGCAATTAAATTAAATAATGAATGGGAGTCCTGTCAATGTATCAACTGTATATAAACGCATGAACATTATATATACTATATGTTTCAATCCATTCAAATGATAAAAGATTTGGGTTATATTCCTGATACAATTTTTGATATAGGTGCATATCATGGTAGATGGACACAACAATGTAAAGAAATATTTAATACTAGTAGATATCATTTGTTTGAAGATATATATTATCCTGAACTGTTTAGTATGGCGAATGGCAATACTCGTATATATAACTGTGTATTGAATGATTCTTTGAAAGAAGTAGATTTGAAACAAATATCAACAACCCTTGATAGTATATCTAATACACATGAAATACTTAATAATTCAACAAATATATTTATAAAAATAGATTGCCAGGGAGCTGAAATACCTATTTTAAAAGGCGCAACAAATGTATTAAAAAAGACAGATTTTATATTATTTAAATTACCCTTTTTCGGACAATATAATGCGGGGGCACCCAATTTTTTAGAACATATACAATTTATGGATTCCATTGGATTTGTTCCATTTGATTTATGTGAATCACATTATATAGATGGATTTACTATACAAGTTGATATTATTTTTATTCGTAAAGACCATCAATTTTCAATAGAAGTTGATACAAAGCTTCGAAATAAATCAGCCCTTTGTATATATAATATAAGTAAGTGAATACAAAGTTATCATAAGAGTTGTTGTTGTTACATGGTCTTCTGATACCTTTAAGAGAGATGCTAAAAGAACAGATGAAACCATCATCATTCCATCCGCTAAAAGGATATATGCACCATTTTCTTTGGCATATCCTTTAAACACATCAATCATTTCATTATATCCATCTGGTAACTTTTGAATAACTTGGGTATAAAATAATATATCATGGCATACTTGAAAGAGAATGAGAATTGCAAAGAATAGAAGGGGGTTCTTTAAATGTAGGATTGTATATATATAGCGTGTAACCATAATACCAAGTAGAATACTTAATACATCTGATGCTACGGCTGTAGATGTAAATCTTGTATACCATTCATTTAAAGAGTTTACCTTAAAGGTAGGATTTGCTCCTGGATATTTTGTTAAAATAATAACAATAAGGTCAATAACAAGGACTGCTGTTATTAGACCGGTAGGCATTTCAAACCGGCACTTTTTCAAAGTAATATTGAGTGTATGATTTAATCTAATGACTCATACAATCAATAGTAATTCAGAAATAGCAGTATTGAACGAAAAAATCGTAACTATACTTTAATTTCATCTAGAACGACGGGAATAATGACGGTTATTTCTACGAGTC